GAATAATCCTTACAGTGGTGTTGCACACCAAGCAACACATGTTTTTCTTTTGACTCTTAAAAATCAATACTTTACGTTGAAAGCTTAATATTTAAAACTGATTTGGTACAAATTTTGGTACAAATACGGATGTACCTGTTCTTTTGTACCGACGCATTCTAACGTATGCGACTTAGATCGCAATGTATTTCTTTTGATAAGTTCAACAGGATCTCAATGCCATATTAAAACATAAAGGCAAATTTTATCATAACTGATCGAACACTATTCTTTTGGCTGAATTAATGTAGCTATGTCAATTAGTGCTACTTTTAAAAGTCATGACGACAAACAGATAAACATGTAATTGCGCATAAAAGTTATATATACTTCGCAAAAATAGAACAGAATAAATAGTTAATAGTTGCGCGATATTCTCATAAGCCGTTAACTTGGCATCGACAGCTTTCGCTTGCACTGTCTGGAATTAGAAGTCCTCCAAATGGATGGCTTTTCTATAAAAACTAAACACCAAGTCTACGTAAGAAGTTTTCTCGCGCTCGCTCACTGTCAAACTCTCTGGTCAATGTTCGATGCCTACGCTCTTGTCTAGCCAGCTCATTTCTTCTTGATTTAGTCATCAAACCTGCTGCGGTCGCTGCGTCAACATAAGCGCGATCCATCTCTATCATTTTCTGATAGTCTGAATCCGTTAAGTTATCTTCAGCCCATTTTAAGAACTCCGCTCGCTCACGAATAGAAGGGCTTAAACTCACACGAATTGGCTGAGCTGAACGAACAGCCGATCGCATGCTTGTTAACGCACTCTGCACTTCTCCCGGAGTCTTTAAGCTTTCAAGATGCTTACGCATAATGGCTTTCATTCGCTCCGGTTGGCCGAGTAATGCTGCCTCAATTAATGCGCTATTAACTGGTGACATTTCTGTCTTGCCATAACGTTCTGGAGCTCTACGCTTACTTTCGAGACCAATATCATTGCTGTACCGGCGAATGTAACGGCGAATATCATTTCTATCTCGCCGAATGCCTTCTAATCGTACAACGTCAAACCCCAAACCCACATTATCAGCCGCACCTAAAACACCGCGTTTAGTGGTTCGATAAATAGAAATCGTATCGGCTAGTTTATCTATGTCTTTCTTAGTGATCGTACCTTGTTCGGCAAGAATTAATCCAAGTTCTGCAAAAGCTTTTACTGGCGCAAGCGCAGGCGGATCAATGGGAGATTTAACTCTTTGTCTATCAGCAACGTCTCTCGCCATTTGAATGTAGTTACCAAAGAAACCAAGTGCACCGGTTGCCATCATAGAGCTCCAAGCAAGGCTTGCAGATAGCGCAACCGCTTTTGCTGTATCATCGTTTGCTAATGCTTTTTCTATCTCATCTAAATTTGGAGATGGATCATCGTAACCAAAAATAGCCGCCCTTAAAGCATTAAGCCCTGCACCGGCTAATATTGCCCCACCAAAGAAATTCACCATAGGCATAAACGTTTTTACCCTAGCGGAATATTCCTTACCATCTTTAGTGTATTTCACCGTCTCGCCACCTTTGGTAACAGAATCAATAAAGGGCTTTAAATGGTTTATCCAAAACATACGAGACAACTGAGTGCCAAACTTTTGGTACTTAAATAAGAACTTACCGATCGGCGAGTCTACAAAGATAGGAGTTTGGTCGATTCGATAACTACCCTGAGTCGTGTTAACTATCTTGCGATAAAAGCGATTTGTCTCTGGCCCTTGGCCATTTTCAGCAATCAATGTATCAACATCAAAGCCATTTCGTTGATACCACGCCATCTCTTTGAGTGACTTCTTGCTATCAATTTGTTGATTCCATGCAGCCAAACTTTCACGAAGCATATTTTTTGCAATCACATGTGAATGAGTACGGATAAACAGTTCCATTGGCGTATAGCCGCCCCACTTCATCATATTGGTAGCAAACTTCTGCAAGCTTTCGTTTACCCCTGCCTGGGTTGCGTCTTGTTGGAGCATCAAGTAATCATCGATTAAGATCCCAACTTTTCGCGCGTCTTTGATATTTCCAGACAAATCTTTTAGCTCAGAAATCAATGCCTTGGTCGCTCTAACGGGACCGTAGGCCTGAAAGTTTAGCGCAGTACCACCAATAAGGTTCAGCAATGCCGTTGCCGGGTTACCTAACTGTAAGCCGGTAGCCAAGGTATTTAACGTTGCTGCTCCACGAATGTAGCTATCGTTTGGAACAAGGTTATAAATCCTGTCTTGAGTTGCCCTTAAATACTTAAGTGTATTTTGGTCTGTAATACTCTCAGCAGTGGTATCAATCAGATCTTGCCCCGTCACCGCTCTTTGACCTAACGACTGGATACGCGCAGTAGCTTCTGCCCATTTATCCTTATACTGCATAGCGGCATCCCAAGTATAATCATAAAAGAACGTTGGCAGCGCTACGCCACGAGCTTGCTCGGTACCCGCAAAGTAATCGTTATGGCTGTCTTTAGGTAGCTTGGCCTGCTCCTTACCGATGTACTCTGAGGCCTTTTGATAATCCACGCTATCAATCCGACCATCATCATAAAGTGCTTGGGCCATTGCTCGCCAAGTATCGTGATGATTTGCTGGGTCGGCTAAGGCTTGTTGAATTTCAGGACGCAGCTTACGTGGCCAGAAGTCTTTTGATAAAAACCCGATGTCTCGCCACTCTTTGGCAACAACGTCATAAACCTTAACGCCGACCTCTTTGTTGATCCGGCCAGTAACATCAGCAACCTGCTCCCACGTCTCCACCAATTCACGAGTCATGTTTGACAGTTTGGCTTTATCGGGTGTATTGCCACTCTCTTTAGCCCGCATGTAATCTTCAAACTCTTTATCGACAGCCTTTTTGTCGGCCTTGTTAAGCTTTCGATACTTGCTGAATGTAGGATCAATAATGGTATTAACGGTACCCATATGTTCGCGCGTTAAGTCATAAAAGTTATCAATAGCCTCTGCTACGGGTTTGGTTGCTTCGTTACGTCGTAACACATCACTAGCCGATTCCCACCATCCTCTTAGCTTGGCTAACTCTTTCCAACGAGGCGAAATTGCACCGGGATTGGTCACAAACGGCTGATCTAAGTTCGTAGAATCATCCATTCGTTTAGAAAACTTAATGCTCCCTGTATCATGCACCTCTGAAACATTATTGACACCACTGTCGTGCGTGGTTAATATTTCATCAGCTTCCGCAACTCTGCTAGTATTGTTATCGGGTTCTAGGGGAAGTAGGCGCGACCCAGAATCGTTGCCACCGGAAGCTAAAACATCTTTCTCGAAAGAGTGATCATAGTAAAATTTACCATCCGGCATCTCTCTTACATCAACAACTACATCGTGTACTTGACCTTCTAATTCGTATTTAATCCCAAAGTAATGATGAGCTTTAACATTAGCGTTTCCCTTGGCTTCGGGTTTGCTCCCAATATAAAGTGAATCTTCAATGATTCGATCTATATACTTCATTGATGAAAGCAAATGGTCGAACGCCTTTCTCGACGTGGTGTGTTTAACTCCTGTTCGTCCAACCATGATTTCAAGACCACTATCTTTGTTAATATAGATTCCGGCGCGACTAAATCCCTGCTGCTGGGCATAAAGGCGCTTTTCTTTCATTGTTGAGCCCTTAACTGGCTCCCCTTTAATGATTTCAGCATGCTCAGGAACTCGGCTTTTTTGAGAAAACAACGTTTGAGAGAGTCTGGTTTCAGTGTTTTTTGCCTCGGGCCTTGATTTGTCAGCCCACTGGTTGATTGACTTAATTCTATCGCTTAACGTATTGACGATGTTGTACATCTCAGCTTTGGTCATATCACCAGACGACATCAAGCCAACACGACGCAGCGCATGAGCTATCATCTCAACGATGTTATCAAACCAACGTTTAATGGCTGGCCGTTCTATTTCTGCAGCATGCGCCAGCACTTCTTCAACCTGATAAAGAGGCTCAAACCCTTTATAGTTTCTATCCACGGTATCCCAGAGTTCTTTGAGATGGGGTGAGTTTTTACCTCGCGCTATGCGCTCCATGATCTTCATGTATTCCATATCGCCAACTACCGCGCGAAGCCCGTGATGCACTAACACTTCATGGCGCAACTTTTGACGTAAATCTTTGGCGTTTTCAATGTTGTCAGCAACGACGACCACAAGCCGTCTTGCATCGCTATACAACGCGCTAACCACAGAGCCATCAAAGCTTGCGCCCATTATAGCCTCGGCTTCTGGTTGGGTTTTCACCACCTGAATTTTAACTCCAGCACCACCCTTGTAGTTTTTCAACCATTGATCGGCAGCGAGTTCAGCGCCTTTGACGGTCATTCCTTTTGCTGGCGCTTGCTGCAAAAAGCTCTCGCGGCTGTAAAGCAGGACACCATCACCGTCAGGTTTGTGCTTTAAGGTTTGGAAGAAGTGATCAAATGCTGGTTTAATCGTGTTTAATTCTGATTTGGTTGGATAGGCATAATCTAAGTCGGGATCTCTTCCATAACGAGACTGCCACTGCTCTTCCGAGAGAACATTAGCTAAATAATCGTTAGTAATATCCTTGCCCTTATTTTTATCTATCACATAAGATTCAAATGAACGCGCTAGCATCTCCACCATTGTTGACCAGTATGGCTTGCTTTTCATAGCGTCAAGCTTTGACGATCTGTCACGAATGCTTGTTGCGTCAATAGCGTCTCGCAGCAAGGAAAATGCTTCTGCCATTTCCTGTCGAATATCACCGCGCATATCGGATGGGCGACGCGCATCAGTGGCAAACTCGCTATAACGAATACCTGCATTTTTACCAAAATAGTTATCCAATGCATGGAACCACTCATGCGCCAGTGATCCTGATCCTTTGGTTTTGGTTAGATTTATGACAACACTGCCAGGCTCGTAATGCGCTTTCGCTTTACCGCTACCGCGAGCGCCAAATGCAAGGCCTAGTTTACCGTTAAGAGAGATGGCTTTAGGAGGAATATTAACCAATTCGGCCAAGTCCATGAGCGCATCATAAGCATCATTTAGCTCTGTTTGTCGCCTTGCACCTTCAACCCAGTTGCCAAATTGAACTCCGCGAAAACCGAAAGCATCAGAAAACTGCTCGGGAGAGACATCCCCTTTTCTGCGCTCAACGCCTTGCCGTTCACGGTTACTCTTATTTCGCTGCTCTTGTGATACTTTTTTTCGGATATCGCTAATTTTACTTTCTAGCGCCTCTCGGTTTGACTGCAAATACTCCCTCGCTGCATTACCACTATCAAATCCATCCTTTACTGTGACAACATTCTTACCAGCCTTAAGGCCAATAAAATACTCAGACTGACCATCCGGTGATCGGCGTCTATAAACATCGATATTGGCTTTTCTTTTCGAGGTTGTTGAGCTGTCGTGATCTGAGGTTAGCAATTCTTTTAGCGCCGCTACTGCCTCGGCCTCACTTTCAAAGCTCTTTCCCGTTATTTTTCGAGATGGAGGACCTACAATATCAAACAGCGTCTTTGGCGGATTGTATCTTTTGCCGTCGGCGAGAGAGTAACTTCCTGAGCGTATTGAATAGCTTGCCAACTTATCTATCTGCTCCGGCGTCAAGTCCTTTGCCAATTTCATGAGTGACTTGATATCATTTAAGGTGCTAGGGAGATCGGCTTGGGATAAATCGATGTCGCCATTAGCAATCATGCGCGACAAGTCTAAACCCGATTTCACGGCGCTAGACCATCGAGCCAGCTTGTGAGTATTCCTTGGTTTCGCTTGTGCCATTCGACTTCTGATTATGGATAAAGCCGCCACTGTTTCTGGGCTTACTCCCTCCTGGATCATTTTCTTTGCGTCCGGCTTTGGCCAGCTTTTAGAAAGTGGCTGAGATGTAATGTCCTCAGTGCTTTGGTTTTTCTCAAGGGCTCCACCTAGCGCCCCCATTATGTGCTTTTTTGCACCGTGAAGAACTTCGCCAAAGTCCTCAATTTTATTCGCTTTCGGAGATCTGCTTGATTCCTGTTTTAATTGCTCAGTTAATTGCTTTTTAATGGCATCTGTTTTTCTTTCTATTCCCTCAAAATCACGAACAGGCTTTTTGCCTTGCTCTCTAAGTTTCATGCTGTTGGGGCGATTAGAAAAGTTTGACTTACCGGCCTGTGGCTCAATACTGACATCGTCTTTGGAAAGCTTTCGATCTTGTTGAAACCGATTTTTAGTCGCCTCAAAATCCTTAGCTCTCAGCCTTTGCTTATCTCTTTCTTGCCGATCGCTTTCAAGTAGGAGTTGCCTAATATCAACGGCAGACTGATTAACATCAGATGGGCTAACTGGCTGTGCCTGAATAGGTTCCGAGCGCATTTCAAGATCATCCCTTAACGCAATACCTTGCTGCTCTCGAATTGCTTGCGCCTGTCTAGTTGGCTCATAGTCACGAGGCAAGCCATACTTATCTGCTATTTCTGCTGGTAACGTTTCTGGTTGTAATTCGGTTTGGATTTTCTGCTCTGTATGCTGACTAGACTCTGATTTAACAGACCGTTTTTTATTCGCTGCAAGCCTATCTTCAACAATGGCACTCACCGGATCGATATCCATTCGTCGAGCATTTTCAGCAAGATTAAAGTATTCAGCCTCAAGTTGATTCGCTCGTTCCTCGCTGATCGATTCGTCTTTCAACTCTGCTTCTATTTGCGCGGCTCTCTCTGGGTCAAGCGCTCTTGCAAGCTGAATAGTTTCTTGCAAATCATTTTGCTCGGGAAGCACACCCGATTCGACCAAGGACGATCGAGACTCATCAAACCTTGCTTTAATTTGCTCAGGAGCTGTCTGGCTGACGTTCTGATTAGAGATAGGGGCGTCAACACGCTCTTCTGAATTAAGCTCGGTTGTTTGATTATCCGATGGCGGCGTTTGGTCTAAAGGCGAATGTTGCTTACTTCCACGATAACCACCCACCGCGCCGATAGGAGCACCAACCATTCCACCAATGACACCGCCTTCTGCAGCGGCAGATTTAACACCCTGCCATGGATCGGTATCTGTTCCAGCAACGTCATTCAATGTGGTATTTATTGAATAAGCCTGACCACCAGACTCCATAGCCTCTGCAGCCATTTCACCAACCGCGCCTTTGATTGTCCCACCGGCTACTGATTTACCTAACTTGCCAGTGATGGCACCAAATAACATCTTATCGCCGAGTGCACCTGCCGCACTTGCCGCAATGGAGATAGGATTAGCCATCATTGACTGACTGGCGTGCTCTGCCGTTTCTTCTCTTGCAAGCTCCATTCTTTGCCTTGGTGATAGGTCTGCATATTTAGGATCGGTCATTATTCGATGCGCATTGTCACGAAAAGTATCTGAGTTTTCCGCTAGCCAGTTAAAATCCATATCCAAAACTGCTGCTTTTGCATCTAAAGCCCCGCCACCTAAAGAGCCAGCAAAGCCACCGCCTAAAGCCGCTGCTCCAGCAATATGCCCAACAGCTTTATCAGCCACTTGCTTTGCAGCTACTTCACTAAGGCCGCGCTTTATCATGTTATTAGTGATGGCTCGACCAAGTGTTACCCTTGCAGCCGCTCCTGCTGCTCCGCCAGGCAATACCGTGCCAGCAAGAGAGCCCAGACCCTGTGCAATCTTCATTGCCCACACGTCAATGTCGCTTGCACCATCACCAAGCGCAAGCCGGCCATTTTCATTTTCGGTAAATAGAGAGCGATTCAACGCGGCCTGACCATCAGGCGTCATGCTATCGATTAAGCTTTCTGATACCGACTGAGAAATGTCACGCAAACCTGCGCCAAGTCCTATGGTTTGATACCCAAGCTCACCAACACCTGCGAACATACTTGCGGCACCGCTACCCACAGCCTTTACCGCGTCCATAAAGGATACATCAAGGTTTTCTGACTCTTGCTTTTGTATGTATTTCTGTGGATTGAAGTTTTCAGGTAAAAAGCGCTTTGGCTTTTGCGTTGGCTGGCTCATATCTACTTGAGCGTTGACGGTCGCATTGGGCAGCAGGCCTTGTCCGAGCATTTGTTTGTCTTGCATCTTTTTCTCCGGGCAACAAAAAAGCCCCACCCAAAAGGGTGAGGCTTTGCATCATGGGTAAATAATACCCTATTTTGAGGCGAATTCTAGAATGGTCTTGGTACAACCTTACCCGTTTCTAGGTTTGCTCGGTTTGCCCCAAATTGAGAGGCTTTCTCCGCAATTGCCTGAGGTAAATCTCTAATGGCATCCGGCGTTCTCTCTAGATATTCGTTACGCCTTGCCTGACTAACAGCCTTCGCTTGCTCGTCAGAATCAAGCCCCCTTTCTGCAGCCGCCTTACGAACCTGCTCAACGGTCATGCCCTTGGTCGAGCGCAAGAACTCCTCTAGTTCTGAGGCTCGCTTTTCCTGCGTTACGTCTTGGTATATCTGCTCAATAGTTTCTATCGGCACGCCATCCAGTGGCATTACCTCACTTAGCTCAGAAAGAAAGGCTTTCTTGTTTTCATCGTTCGCCCATTGCTGTACTGGGTTAACAGCTTGATCCTGCGTGGTATTGAGCTGGTTATTGCTGGCGCTTCCCGATGAGTAACGCTGAGTAATTCGCTCACGAATGCCGTTGTATTGCTGCTGCAGCTCTGCGGTTAACTCGCCAGCCTCAAGCGCTTTTGCCTCGGCTTTATCTATCTCCAATAAAGCCTTTCTCATTTCAGCGTCCATTTGATTTAAGCCATTATCACCAGATCCAAAGCGCTGCTGATAAGCATTGGTAAATGTCGCCATCTTGGCGTACTTCATCTGCCCCATCAGATCTTGCATGGCATGTTCAAGCGGGATCACTTTTACAAAATCATCTTGGGCAGATGAGCGATTTTCCGTTACGGGCTTTCGAGCCCACTTGCCATCGCCATAATCGACATCAATAGACATGACAATGCCGGGCTGATCGCCTGGAATGTCTGGGCTGATATCTTGAGCAAGATGAACGCCACCCAGTTTCGCATTTTTAATCACTCTACCGTCTGCTGATTTTGTTCCTATCACCTGCTTTACGTTGGGTTCATAGAAAGCACCGACCGCCTCAACTGCCTTCGGATCGCTAAAAAAACCCTGTATCCCGTCTGCATTTTGCATCCCTTCCTCAATCACTTCTCTGGCTTTTTGAAGCTTAGGGTCAAGATATCGGCGGGGATCGTAAGCAGAGCCTTTGATCTCCGGTGAATCAAATAAAGAGAAATCATCGCCACCATTTGCCAAGTCTTGCCATTTTGCTTGAATTAATGGCATGTTTTCACTAATGAAGGCGGCTCTTTTTTCGTTCTCAAGCCTGAACTTATGTAGGCTTGTGCTTGCCTCTTTTAAGCCCATATTGGCAAAATGGACCTCTTGGTTTCTTTTTTCTTGTTGAGTGGCTAGCTTTTGCTGATCATCATACGCCCTCAAGCTATGTTCATACTGACCTTGCGCTCTCTGCTCTTGAGACTCGCGCAATTGCATTTGCTGATCGATACTTTTAAGCCCAACTTCATGACTCTCTTTGCGCATGCGTGCGTCTTCTTCACGAAGGCCCATCGCCCTTTGTCGATTGTAATAGCCATCCGCTGCTTCAAAGCCACGAATAAAACCATCGGCAATACCTCTGGTATCTAACGCCATTAGAAAAGCCCTCCTAACACTAAGCCAACGCCAGCTCCCACCGCAGCACCAACAGGTCCACCTGCCATCATGCCTATCCCCGCACCAGTAGCAGCATTACCCAATGCTTGTTGCTTGTGCGCCTGCTTTAGTTGCTGGTTCGTTTGATTTCGGCGTTCTTCATTATTCGCCGCATCTTTCAAGCCCATTAATGCATTGTTTTTCGTGCCTTGCGCCAGACTTAATAAGCTGTAGTTACTCATTGGTTCATCCCCATGCCAGAGCCTGATAGCACCTGCATGCTTCGTTCTCGTTCGTAGTCACGCAGGCCATTTTTTGCAGCCACAGTACCAAGCGCGGCTTTAGCATTGTTAACACCGCCATTAACATCACTTAAACCATAACGTGCCATACGATTAGCGTTACCCAGTTCTGCAGCTTGAATACTTGATTGCATGTTCTGATCGACTCGACCAAGCTGCTCTTTCAGTAAAGAGCCATCTTGCATTTTGGTCATCAGCTCTTTTTGTTTGGGGTAAAAACGATTCAACCAGTCGTCATATTGCTCTCTTTGGATGCGTGCGTAAGTGCTTGATGAGTAACTCATGATTACCTCGGCGTATTTCTATTGAGTGTGTCATTGGTTAATGCAGACGATACTTGAGGCTGACTTCTTCGCCACTCGTCATAACCTCTCAAACCAGCGCCGCCTACCGCGCCAACAAATTGCTGATTAGCACTGCGCCGGTTAAACGAATTGTAGGCATCGTTAGCGGCTTTGTTTTGGCTTAAGCTGGCCACATCTGCAAGTCCTGCCATTGCCGTGGCTTGCTGCCCCATACCGATAGCGGCTACATCCGACAAACCAGCAATGTATTTATCTTGCTGACTAGACTGCGCTCGGTTTACGGTATCCGCCTGTCCTAGCGCTTGATCTTGAGTGATATCGCTCATCGCTTGTTTGAACTTACCGCTACTCGGATCAACGCCAGCCGCAGCCATACCGCTAGCCGCTTCACCTCTGGATTGGCTAAAAGCTTGGTTGTAACTTAAATCTGCTGAAGCCTTCGCTTTATCCATATTGTTTTTATTGTTCAAGCCATCAACACGCTGAATGAAGTTATCCTCAAAGGGCTTGAGTTCATTTTGATACAAAGCCCACTGCTTACTGGCTATCTCTGCCTGAGCAATTTCTTGGGGTGTTTCTTTCACTTTGTCTTTCTTGCCGCCCATTCAAATCACCTTTTCCCAGCGGTCAATATGGCCGCTTTCTGTCTTTTGAAAGTCATGCGCAACCAGCACGCTATGAAGTTTTTTCACTGCCGTCCATAACAACAACTTTTTAGCACCACTCTGTTTGGTCAGGCGCTCGATCAGGGGTAAATAAATATCAGCTGAACCTTTATTAAAGCTGTAAGCAAACAGAATACATACGACCATTTCCCCCTCAATAAAGGTTGGCTCTAATACAAAAAAGCCATCATCAACCAGAAACAAAGAAGCCCTACCAGATAGCAGGGCTTCATCAACTTGGTTAGCAAACTCGTGATCATTTCGCTGCTCGGTTTGCTCGATGATCGGCAACAGACGATCGCGCCATTTTGAATAGGGTTGATTAGTTAAAAGAGGCCCCCCTTCGAAATAATTGCACAACTGAATCAGAAATTGCCTTGATAGAGCTACCATTTGCGTTATGCCCCGCATTTATTTCTATCGCTAGTGAAAATGATTGGCCTGGTTCCACTTCAATAATGACAGGAGGGGCATTGAACTCCCGAGTCCCCGTCGCATAAAGTTTGCCACTTATTGACAAATCTGCAGTAGACATAGCCAATACCGAACCATTAAAAATAACTCTACATCTCCCTATAGTCGATGCTTGAGTGGAAGAGCCAGAAGAAACACTAACCGAGAATAACGCTGGGATCATAACTAGACTCGCTCTATCACCAAGATTATTTTTCCCTGATATAGAGCCTATTCTGGTCCAGCGTCCATTGAAGCCCTGTACTACGGATTTTGAAAGACGTACAGGAGCTGCCCCCACGATATCACCAATAATTTTGTCTGCTTGTACCGTTCCTTTAAACGTTCCGCTAGCCCCATCAAGATGGCCTCTTATCGTACAATTTTCAGCAATAGTGACATTTTGGGCAAGAACGTTGTTTATGTAGCCACCGTTGGCTTGAAGATGATTAGTTTGCAGTAACCCATTACTATGAATGAAGGTTCGATAGCCACTGTATGGTCCCCCTGTTCCAAACCCTGCATCACCACCTCTCACCTGACCACCGTTAATTTTAGGCGATGAAATCGCTACGCCAGCTCGAACAAAATCAGCAGTAATTTTTTGGGCTTGAAGTATCTGAATGGTCGCGTTCTCGATCATAGCTTTCGGAATGACTACTCTTCCCTTATCAATCGCGAAAGTAGGGGTAATACTTGCGTTAGGGTTTTTCGGGTCAAAGACAAAAAACTGACTAGCGCTCACCGCGACTTGGCTAGTCCCATCACTCTTCGCAAGAATACCAATGCCAGCTGTTATCTGACCAGCTTGAGCCTTTACTGACCACATGGCTTTAAAAGCCGAAGTACCATCTTTATTTATCTGCGCTATTGTATTGGTGTTCGTCTGAACGGCGGATTTGGTGCCTTTCAATTCAGATTGCACCGTATTAATCTGCTGAGAGAACGAGCGATTGGTTTCTGATATTGCCCGTGAATTTGACTGTACAGCTGAACTCACTTCGCCTACTCGAGACTCTACTGTCGATATTTTTTGCGATAAACCTAAATTGATATCGGAAACGACTCTCTGAGTCTCACGGATCTCCGACTTATTTTTATTGGCTTCAACAGAAACGTTTTTTATGGCTTCATTTATTTGAGCTTGTTCGCTTAGCCTTTCTTTAGTCTCTTCATTAAGCGATTCATCAACGAGGTTGATCTCTTTTTCCAAATACTTGATTAACACAGACTCACGCATTTGCTCGCCAATCTCATCAATCACATCGCTAATATTTGAGCTCGTTTTGGCAAACGCAGGCGTACTATGTGCGCCTTGAATATTGTTTACGTTAACAAATCGAACCCAATAATAAAAACCACTTCCTAGAGGCACTATATCGCTAAAAACATTCGCGTTAACAGTAGCAATCAGAGTTGCATCAGCAAGTACATTTTCGGAGCTTCTGAACACTTCAGCGTGAGCATGGCCTGCATAATTAGGATTCTCCCATTTCACTAAAATAGAGCCAAATCCACCATATGCTGAAACGCCTTGAGGTTGAGTGGGTCTTAATACTCCATGGTTGCTGCCACCATGATCTGGTTTAGCGATTTCGGGAATAACTTTACCACCCGTTCCCCTTCGCAAGGTCAAAACGCCTAGCTTGGCTAGGTCTCGGTACGTTACGGCTTTACTTCCACCATCACCACGTTGTCCAGTCAATAGCTCCATGTTTTCTGTAAGGCTGGATTGATCTCTTCCCGCTCTAAATCCGGAACGACTCATTAGCTCAGCTCCAACATCGTGCTAGCCATCATGATCCTCTCTATACGAGAACGACCACCGACTTGAACGCTAACTTTGCTACCCCTGATTGCTGGCAATCTAAATAGCTCATCTTCAAGATCGCCTTCATTCAAAGAGAGGATTGTCTCTCCATCAACAAACACATCAATAGAAACTTTTTCAAGATCATCAGCAACGATTCTTATCGATGAAAATACCGAGTGCTTGGGAACAACAAATGTTTTGCTTTGCCATTTATATAAGAGTGGTTCAGAGCCTGACTTCCACGCATACAGCGTTTTATCTTTAGCGATAAACAGTTTATCCGATTCTAGATCGGCATAAGCCGCATGCCATGTGTTACTAATCTGGGTGAAATGACCACCAGTCAAATCAAATACAAATCCACCACCATCATAAAGGGCGATATATTGACATTCATTAGCCCAAGCCCTAATCGTTTCAGGCTTAAAGGATTGCCATATTTCACGAGTAATGATCTGTTCGGTGATGAGCATTGCGCCATCTTGAGTCACAGATACCAAACCGTCAGGTGAGGCATAAACCGCAGCACCATTGATTGCCACCATCGACTCTGCTGATACGCACGCTTGTTCACTATTTAACTTAGTAGCGGTAATGGCCGAAGGCGTTACACCGGTGAATAGATAAGGATTACCTTTGGTACCAACTACCAAAGCGTTGCCAATTGCAACACACGAGACAATCTCAAATTCCGACGTTAGGCCATACGCTTTAGGCCACGCATACGGTAAATATGCTTCCGAAAAACAAACTTCATTACCAGCAAAGCCAGCGCATATCCCATTAGCCATTACACAAAGTCCCTGCATCTTCTCATCTGGCAAATCGTAGTCCCACGTTTCTAGGATGGGACCATTAGCATCCTTTGTGCTGTCTTTGTATGTTTGCTGAGAAATAGGCAACTCCGCTACCATGACATATTCAGCGTTACCAGAGTTCGTAACTGAACGATATAAGCGAGTATGTGTAATATTGTGCGTGTTCACCGTAAGTTGTGATAACTGAATAGTGACCGTCGATCCGGGCTTCTCGATTAAAGCCGCTTTACTGGGTTCACCGGGCTTACCCTCTTCACCAAACCGAGTCACAAAAGTCTGAATGTAGACTCTATCTTCATCATCATAACTGTCGTGCTCACCTTCTGGCGGCACTTCTCCTGTTGAGTCATCAATGTTAGTGACGATAGGTGGTGAATTAGGCGCTGGAACGCCTAAATCGTACCAAGCTTGCGGATTGATCCCGTTAGAGCCCGTAATGATATCTTTCGAGGATACCTTAGGTTTACCTTGCCCTGACCAATAAATCCGTCCCCATTCATCTTGAGCCATAGGATTCCTGATCACACTAACTACACGAGACCATTGCAGCCAATTATCGTGATATTTGAAGAGCGTTACTGGCCTTTGGGGGAGAGAGGCTATTAGTAAATCAGATTTTAATGGTTCGACAACTCCACGCTCAAATTGACAGTCTATTGCAATTGTTGCCGCTTCATTGGGTAATAAATGCGGCATAAGACGAGGGATTTCACCACGCATCATGGAAATATCTATAAGCATATATTGAAACCAAAATTAGATGCCATAACCGCTATCATCATGATAGAGCCCGCTCACTCGCTTTAAGTCGGGCCGCTTTTTGATAGTCAGAGTCTGATTTTCCGGTTAACGCCATCTGAAATGCTTGGTAATGAGATTGAGCCTTGGCTTGCTGTGACTCTTGCTGTCCCTCTTTTGAATAAGCACGATAAGTCATGTAATGAAAAAGCAATGCTTCATAAACTTCTGGTATTGGCACTGGTTCATCAATATTCGTTATTCTCAACTTCTCTGCATATTCAAACTCAAGGGAAATAGGGATAGTCGGCTTGGGGAATACAAAGAAAGAGGTTTCATCTAACTCATTTCGTGTCCAGTTTGTCGGTTGCTCATCCTCCATCATTCGCCAGCGCTCATAGTTCTGATTGAGCCGATCAATATCAATATATTGTAATGAGTAACCACCACAATGGTTTACAGAGAGAAGCTTATAAGCTTGCTCTGGCAACACCACTCGCACTTGACCTGGCGTTAAATTGATTTCGGTTATCTTCCTTGCCAGATCGGGACGAACCATGATTAATGCAGATAACCCATCATTGAGGCTAGATAAATGATACTCCTTACTCCAAAACTTAAATTTAGTATCGATAACTTCCTCTGCCACTCGATTGATTAGATCCATTGCTTTCATTAGAAGAACTCTCTCTTTCGGTTACGACGATTAGGGATAGTCTCAACTAGAGCCGATTCCATTCGCCAGCGTTTCGCGTGATTTATCGCTTCAACAAAATTGGTCTCGTGATACAGGCTCAACTTAGCAACGTCTTTCGGCGCACCTGGGCATGAACAAATCAGGGCTGCTGCACCGTGGCAAATCGCATGAAGCCAATCGGTAAATAGTTGCTCAGGCAAAAACTTAGTATCGAGGGTAGGCTCAACGATAGAGGTGATCATTACGTTTCGATAGTCTGATAAGAACCTTAACTCATCGAGCGACACGAGGTGATAATCCGTCGCTGACTCTAACGACTCGCCATTTGACGTTACGCTGATAATATCGCACGCCTTAATGCCGCCATCAGTGTTCCTGCTCTCAGCCAATTTGCTAACGGCTTTCACTATCTGGCGGTCGAAGACATAATCAAGATCACGAACCGAAACCAAGATCCGCGTATCACGACAAAAGCGGATTGCTGCATTAATTAATGCTTCCTTCGCGACCAGTGGAATATCGACCGGAACCAGCTTTCTTAAATGAGGAATAAAATCGGATACGGGAACTTGTTTCATGGCTTACCCTTTTAGTTCAGCGCGAACACGCTTACGATAATCATCAGCACTTTCACCAGATTGCTGGCCCTTGATATCAAGACCGGCAGCAACGATGTGAGTATGGATTTTTGCAGCGGCCAGTTTAGAAATATCAACGTCTTCACCACCAATATTGACTAAGAACGAAGCTTGCTCAGCTTCTAGCTTTGCTTGCTTCTTGAGTTCTTCTTCAAGCGCTGCTTTTTTGGCTTCGGCTTCTTCATGCTCTTTAAGCTTGCCGTCGAGCTCATCAACATGCACAAAGGTATTTTCAAAGCGCAGTAGGATAGCCGCCGCTTCTTCGGTAACTTCAATGGGCTTTAAGCGCGGGAACACTTGGCGACTACCAGTGATGGTGTCTCGCTTGCGCTCTTTGGGCCCGATATAAACAATCTGAACTTTTGACATGGTTTCTCTCCAAAACAAAAAGGCGGACTATGCCGCCTTTCCTTTGACTGGGTTGGTTAGTAACCTTCGGCTAGGTATTCCACACCCAGCGTTACTGTGCCATTTGCGGTGCCGCCTTTAATGACCAACGATAAAGGCTGCTTGCTTTCTGTGTATTCCGTTGGAATGAGAATGCTCTCAGCCTTTGCGGCCGATAGAGCCACGCCAGCTTTAACTACTTTACTACCGACTTTAATATCAGCAGTAACGCCTGCGCCAACGCCGGACGTGATCACGCGAAAGCCGGTGATCTTCATACCAATTTCCAGCTCAATCACTTGAACCTCATCATTGGCAGTAATCGCAGCGAGAGCGACATTAACTTGAGCCAGTGAAACATTGCCATGCGTACCAACATAAATGCGGTCACGCATGCTTGGGGCTTGATGAATTGCCATAGTGTTTACTCCACAGGGGGGACATGCGCCCCATCAATTAAAAGCCAAGCTTAACCGCAGTATCGAGAACGATGATACCGTGATCATTCACGCGACCTGTTTTGTCAGCGAAACGGATTTTCTTAACACCGTTCATCCAGCCAATCGTAATTTCGGTCCGGTTCTGCGCATCCGTTTTTTCTTCGACAATCGAGAAAGAGTTGCCGGATTGAGTTTTACCCCAAGCTGTTGCTAAAGCCTGACCACCCATCAGCATGGCACGATCAACCGTAGTACCGGCTTCTTTTTCAGACACCGTTGCCAACTTGTCGTTATTCGACACTTTGACTTTCGAACCTTGATTGAATCGGATCGGCATCCCTTTGTACTTACGCACAAGAATATTGCCCATCATCGCGCACTCACCAGCAAAGACCGGATGTTTAAAGTTGCGACCGCGATTTAGCGCAGAGGCAACCAATTGCTGCCAATCTTTATAGCTTGATGTTTTCTTCCAACTATCCCATTGGCGCGGTGTTATGTTCAGGAGATAGAAAGGCTCATCACCGGCAAGCTCATCAGCCTGAAAACGAATGGGTTGCAGCGGGTTTGCCATCTCTTCAATAAACAAGTTGAGGTTATCAACTGACTCCATTGAGAACACATCCGCTTCGTCCAGATCTTCAAAGCGAGTAGCATCACCACCAAAGAAGTGTCGATCATGGGTTGGCGGTAGTACGTCATTGACCATGATTTCAGCAAACTCTTCATGCGACTCTTGCGGCACGATGCTATCGATAGCAAAGTAATCACCACGAGCGCCAGCGGCATGAATGATAGAAACTTGGTCTTGCAGGTTGTTGAAGTAAGGGCCGAGCAATGTACGGGCAGTCTTACGTAAATCATGCGTTGTGCGCTGCTGAGACATTTTGCCACCGGCATCAACTTGGTGACGCCCTTGGTTAATGCCAAGCTCAAAGTTGGTAAAGTCCAACGACTCACCGCGCCCTGCGATTTTCTTATCGCCCATGGTAGGACGCTTGTTCAAGTGGTGAACAATCTGCATATCTACCGTATCGCCACCGCCTTTCGACAAGTCAGTCACACGCACAATAGGAGCATGAGCACTGGTTTGCTTCTCCATGCCCTTTTTATCAGGCACGGCAGATTTTGGGATTTCTTCCGTCAGCATATTCACGAAAGAACGAGCGCGAAGGGTTGAGGTAAATAGACCAACCTCTTGGATCTTGCGCGCTTGTTGCTTAGTAATGGTTGTCATTTTCTAAACTCCAGACATAAAAAACCCCGCTCTTTCGAACGGGGTAATGGGTTGCGGCGTCTACACGCCAGCCATATCAAGTAATGCTTCAATTTCTGCCTGACTTTTCCCTTGCATCATCGCCATCAAACTTTCTGCATCAGCGTTTGCTAACTGCTCAAGCTCAGAGGGTTGATGCTTACTGGTAGAACCAATGGCACTAGGTGAAGATGGGAGAGTACTTTTAGCCTTACTCTCCACCTCTTCGGCTTTAGCTTTAATGTCTTGTTCGCTCAGCTCTGGGGCTTTATCCGGAGTTGGCGGTAGCATTGCAGCCTTGGTCAGACTCACCACTTCAGCAAAACGCTCTGCCAGTGGTTTGTCTGCCCATTGCGGATCGGCACGTAACTGATCATCAATCTCTACCGCTTTGTTCCAGCTTTCACCACCTTGATCGCGCCATGCGGATAAATCGGCATTTTGCTCAATCACATCAACAACGGGGCTAATGACTGGCTCAGTAGGCTCTTGGCTTGCTGCTTGGTTTGCGCTTGTTTTTGCGACAATGACCTTCAAGATCTTGCCAATCTCTGGGTAATCATCCATCAATGCTTCAAGCTGCTCATCAGAGACAGATAAGTTTTCCGGCAAGTCCTCAGGTTCAACACCGAGCTTTTCCAACTGCTTGTTACGAAGCTCAAGTAAACGTTGAGATTGCTCCCAATCGCTCTGCTTTTTCTGCATCGTTTCAAGCTGCTCTTTGAGCTGCTGCTTTTCTTGGCGCTCACGCTCTAACACATCATAAGGAATAACGTGCTCACCATCTTTTGCAGCAACACCCTTTGGCTTTTGCTCTTCTTGCTGTTCCTGCTGCTCTTCATCCTGTGCGGTTGCCGAGTCCGCAGCATCACTATCGGCTGAGTCAGTATCAGAGCGACCATCAGAGCCTTCGTCGTCTAACTCAATATCGTCATCGTCATGCTCTGAATCGTCATCCAAAACACCATCGATGGAATCAAGCAGCGCTTCCAGCTCTTCAGGGGTTTCATTGCCAGTTAAATTATCTAGATTGATTGTCATTCGTGCTTTCTCCTGTGTAGACGTATCGCTGTCTGTGCGGTTAAACACTCTCGAAAGAATGCTTAACGACAGAAACAAAAAAGCCCCGACCAGTTAAGGGCGAGGCTTCACATCATGGACAAAATCTACTCTACTTTTCGGCGGCGTTCAATTACAACGTCAGCGCATCCAATTGCTGTTCAATCATAGTGGCCCATTGATTACGAATTTGCTGCAACTCTTGGTCCATTCGTTCGATCTCTTGCAGTAGCTTGCCTGTTTCCGCTTGCGTTTTCGCGTCACGATAACGCGCTGAGTTAGCCGCGGCCTGCTCTTTTTCTGCTACTGCCATGGATTTTTGCACTTCTGCTTCTAGCTTCTGCACTTTCGCCTCCATCTCACGCATAGCCAGCTGCATTTGCGCCTCTTGTTGCTGCTGTTGCGCCTCCATCGCGGCAATTTCTTCTTCGCTCATTTCATCTTGCGGTTTCTGAATACCAATTGCGTCACGTACTCTGTCAATGAACTCTGCTTTGTTTGGAATATCGGTAAGCTCAGCGACGAGATCGATAACAGCGACTTGCACTTCCGGTGGCATCTGTGCCGTGATTTGCATCATTCGATCGGCAAGCTGCTGCTTGTATGCTGCAGTTTGCTGCACTGGCGCAAGGGCAATGTGCGTTCTTAGTTTTGCAATGTCGTTCGTTAACCCTTCTTCGGTCTCTTGATTGACAATGACTTGCTTACGTTTGCGCGGATCATCTCGATTAATGGTGATCGGCACATTGCGTTTACCTTTCATGTCTTCAATGAGATAGCTAAGAATAAGCTCACCCAGTAACTGACACGAGTAACGGTAATTGTCGTTAATCTCAGCAAGCGTTGTTGCACCCTGCTCCACCAAGTTAGCAATAGCAACGCCAGACTGACTGGTTTGGCCTTGGCCAAGGAATGCAGCATAAACGCCCATGGTGTCTTGTATGAGCTTCATCGACTCTTGCATGACATTAAACTGCTGCTGAGCAATATTAAAATCTTGCTCAACTCTAAAAGCCTCAGCAACCGATTTGTTGTTTTTACGGTCTGGGTTTAGCTCGATATAGCCATCCGCTCGTTCAACTTCATCTAGCACCTTTTCACGGCTCATGTTCGTTGCATCTTTGTCAGCGATAACGCGCTTAGCTTGCAAAAGCCAGGTGAGTTTAATGCGTCTAAAGTTAACTTCATCTTGAGCGGGTATGGCGCGAGCGACGAGGCCGTAAGGCTCACCATTGGCATCTTTGCGATAACCAAAGAACGGGACGATGGGAAATAAGCCTTGCGGTGCATCGCAATCTTTATCGCCTAAGTGATGTGGGCCTGCATACCAACTTTCAATGATCCGGCTTACTTGAGCCATACGAACGTTCGCTTTGCCCATTGCTGCCGCCGTGGCATGAAGCAGATTGTTTTTATCAAACTCAATCACGCGCCCATTTTGCAACTCTATTACTGCTTTTCGTTCCATTGTGCGGTAATAAATTACCTGCAGTCGGATACGCTTACGGTTTTGAGAGAGCCATTCTGTTTGCTGGCGACTGTACCCTTTAAACTCTTCATAAGCATTGACAAGATTAGCGTCCATCCCCTCAATGAGATTGGTCTCGACAAACCCATGCCAGCCGTTCGCGGCATTTTTAATGATGTCTTTTTTATCTGGGACTATCGTCATTAGCTCATCAACATCAATCCAGCGACAGCGCATTACCCAGCGAGCATCTGACCAGTCCGATTCTTTTGATAGCCAGTCCCAATAGATTTCATCGCGAGGTATGTTTTTGATTTTGTATTTGGGACCAAAGAGATTTTCATTGCGGTACACTTCAACCGCGCCAAAACCGCATTTGATTTGTGATGCATAAGCTTCTGATCTTGCTTTATCTAACTTGGCTAACCGACACACATCCTTGAACTGTTCGTTAATAGCCTCAGCCAATTCATCAAACTCTTTACTCGGGTCGTCAGCAAGGACAAGCAGATCTGTCCTCGTCTTGGCTTCCATCCCCAAAACCCCATCGACAGTTGGCGCGATTAAGTTGTGCATAGTCATTGGTTGATTGCGTTCTTTAAGTACTGCAACGACTTGCGGCGCTAGCTGATCGCCATCGTAGTACGCGCACGCTTTGTTTGCATTGGTTCGCCAGTTCGGCTGAGCATCAATATCCGACATAATATTGAGTAGCTTTTGTTGTTCGATTTTTTTCATTAGTGCGCCATCCAGTGTTTAGATTTGTCGCGTTGAATTGGGGTGTCTTGGTAAGTGGCGGGCATTCTTGCTCGCATCTCTTGAGCAATGGCATAGCTCATGACCTGATCGTCAAAGCAGCCTTCTTGAGCGCCCATTGAGCCATTTTTTTGATAGACGTAGGTGGTAATTTCACTGATTGTGCCAATCCAGCGGATCCCGGACTGACGATTGCGAAGTAGGGTTTTTAATCCCTCGGTTAAAATTGGCTTGCTGTACTTGGTTGTGAGCCAGCCAAGCTTGACGGTTTCATCTTCATTCGCTCTATCAATATATTGCTCAGAGTAAATACGGCTGATTTTGTAGTGCTTTTTAAACTCAAGGATAAAGGCATGGCCGTGATTGTTTCGCTCTGGACCTGCATAAGCCCAGTTGTAAAGCTTACCGATGTGCGCTGCAAGCTGTGCAAAAAGCTCGACATCGAGATACCCGTACCAATGGGCCACTTGCTCGCCAGTGCTTCGCTTAACAACGTCAAGACTGCAGCGGTCACCGTGCTCAAGGCCTTCTGCAATATCGATACCCATCGCATAATCTTCATCCTTATCGGGCAGCTCCCAAACCAGCAGCATGTTCATGACTGAGTTTTGCCCTTGTTCGTCCATGGTCTCTGGCTTATTAGCCTTAACCATGTTGCCCGTTACTGGCTCGATATCGTAGATGATGATTGGATTCATCGTATCGCCTTCGGCTTGCATGGTATGAAGTGAATCGAAGACTCTTCGACCAGACGTTAAGAAAGCTTCAAGCGGCGTAGACGGAAATTCTTGCTTCATCTCATCACGCTGCTCGGCCTCTTTCAACACGTACCACTGGCGCTGCTCATCATCGATGACGCAATTCATAGCGTCCTCGACAGCATCAAAGTACTCTCGCTGAGTTTTGCTCATAACAAGCCCAGACTCAGGAACCTTGGCGCGATACTTTGGATCTTGCCACCACGCGAAGAAATGAAACTTCCAATCCAACTGTGTCAGTGGCTTTTCACTGCGACTCATCTCAAGCGACTTCATCGTCATCGTGTAAAAGTCGCCGCCCACGCCCTCTGCAGTAGACTCAATAAAAGCGATACAGCCAGGGTGAACCGCGTTAAGCGTACCGGTACGAACCTCTTTCGCTTTCGCGGGGTATTTAGCACAAATTTTGCCATGCTCTGAAACGTGTAAACGATGAACCGTACCAGAACGAAAGGACGTAGCAACTTGAATGCTAGAGCCATGCTCAAAGACAATGAAACCACCCGTTGTTCCTGAGCGTCGGCTTTTGACTTTGAATCGCGTCTTAAGCCAAGCTGGCAAGTTATCAAACGGCACCTCAATCTTGGTTCGATAAATCTCACCGGACGCGGATTGATCTTGTGCGATGATCCCGCATTTGAGGTTGTTATTAAAAAGCGCTTCATCAAGCAGATAAATATCAATCGCTGTCGAGAAACCAAGTTGCCGTGCTTTTAAAATGATGTTGAGATACCACATCATCTCAAAGAGAAGTCGCTGAGCAGGCCGAAGTCGGAAGCGAACTAACTGCCCTTGCTCATTCTCGATCATGTAGAGATTATCGAGACGCCACCATTTATCTCTGAGCTTTTCTTCTATCTCGAGACGTTCCGCGTCTGAAACATCTTCAAACTGATGTGTCATTGCTGTTTGCTCATCAAACCATCGCTGCCCATGGCGCGAATATCATCAAGAATTTGTGACACCGGTGTATCATCGCCTTTACCCTCATTGCTTATCTTGTCAGCCTCAAGGCCAAGTTTGCGAGCGGCATTCTCGACGCGTTTTGTGTCAGCGACGATATGAGGAACTTTAACCGTATCTATCCGTAATCCTGAAAGCGTACGGGTGATAGATTCAATCCGACTTGTCAGTGATGCCATTCCGCTGTCGATACGCGCATAAGCCTCATACAACGAAACCCTATCCTTTACTGAGCTGGCGTTTTTGATATCACTCATACATTGAGCCAGTGCTTCCGCTCCCGACTGCAAACGAACGCGGCACAGCTCCAGCTCATCTTGTAAATCAGCAATAGCGGCTGCATCGAACTTTTCCAGCTCTTCTTCTTTGAAGTACTTAGCGTAAATGCCATGCTTTCTTGCTCTCGCATTGCCTGGCTCTGCTGAATTACTGGGATTTGGATTGCCAGCGTTACCGACTGATATTTTATGGCCTGGGCGAAAACGACCGCTTTCATCCCGTTCACCCAATCCCATGTCATGTTCGTTAGCATTCTTTTGAGGTTGCAACGGTGTGTCATTTTGTTTGTGACCATTTTTCCGCGTCACTTTTTTCTGATCTGCTTTTTGCGCATATTGCGCACTTCTGATTTGCGCAGAGTGTTTCCTTGCGTTTTGCGCAGTGCGCTGCGCAGTTTCATCGTGCGCAGTCTTGCGTACTTTGATGTAGCGACGTGCGGAGTTGTAATTGAGCCCTTGAGTTTCGCACCACTCTTTTGCCGATATGCCAGTTCTCGCGTGGGCAACTTCGAATTTCTTTTGTAATAGTTCCCAGTTGTTTGACATGTCACTCTCTTAGTTCTTTCTTGGCTGCTCGTTAGAGAGCTCTCCTTCTACTACCCAATCTCCTATAACCGGACGATGGGTAGTTGGAATGCAGATACGCTCACCCGATGAGAGTCTTACCCGGGCTGATTGGCCGTTATAGCCAATAACAGCGTTAACTTTGCCTGTGCGCTTTGCTTTCATCAGTTTTGTAGCTCTCGTGTTAAACATAATCGGAGCCACTACCCGAATGGCTCCTGTTATGTATATTCTTGTGCGCCAATATCATTCAGCCTGGTTTGTTCTTGAGGGTTCTCCACTTGAGATACTCATCAGCTTGAGCGGCGCACTCGCTGAGCGCTGATTTCAGTCTCGGAATATCTTCAGTAACGACGTCTGGCCATGTCCCAATCACTTGCGGCTTGTAGCATGGAAGGATTAATCCTTCGGGCGGGAGAATGTATTCAGTAACCACTATAGGGTCTGGTTTAATAGGGCTCGCGCAAGCGTTCAGTAACAGTGGGAGGGACAACGCAGCGACTATCCGCCATCTCGCCCCTAAGGTGTGTGATTTCATTACGTAGGCTCTCTTTTTCTTGCGCATTTCGCTGCGCTCTTTCAGTGAGTAGTTGACTCATGCGCTCGCGATCGTCACTTATTTGCTGATTGATTGTGCGCTGCACGTGAAAATTCGCTCTTGCGATCGCGGCTCTTTCACTGAGCATGATGATTTCCGCTCGTTGTGCTTTGAGCTGTATCCACATAGACACAAGGATTACCCCGAAAATGCCGGTGATGATGAGGTTAGTGCGCATTGAGCTGTTCGATGATTTCACTATCAAGTGGAAGCTGACCCAGCCTTATGAGCGCATCGTTAATCGATATCTGCCCAAGACAAAGTTGGGTCACGATTTCTCTACGAGTCACAATTCCTCGACAGTTCCACTGCGGATCGCGGCAATTGCGGAGCTCACCGTTGATTCGCACATAGACCCAGCGATTAGGCTCCATGCAGGCATTTGGATAGTCAGCGTTCTGCAGGAAGCGATACATCGTGCTATGGCTAAATGCGCCAGTGCCGAGGTTGTAAGACATATCCAGTGAAGCGAGGTGAACATTGGCGGGTAAGCGTTGGGGAATTTTCTCAAGTGGGGCGTTGTGTTTGTTGAGAGATTGAATAAACATCACCTGACAATGCTCATCCGTAAACTCGTCACCGGGTTTGATATTAAGCGTTTCGCCCCAGCAAGCGGTCCACACTCCCCCGCTATCTTGGTATGCAATGCGGTTGTAACCCTCAAAACCGCCCGTTATACCGATCGCAGCAGCGATTAACGCCGTAGTCAGCTTGTTATAACGCATTGGCGAGTCGCTTAGTGACGCGAATACGATAGAGCGTAACCACAATACCGAGAGCGCCCATAACGATACCGGCTATCGTAGCGATATCAGAGCCGTAGAGTGTGTAATCACCCGCTAATATTTGTGAAATGCTGGAATTTAACAAAGATTGCGCACTTTGCGCAGATTTAGCAGCACTGACTCCGACCGTCGTTCCAGTGCCAGTAGCGATAGCAATCGTGGCTTTATCTAGTGACAT